AACCTTGCGAGCAACAAAATACTCCAAACAAGCGGAAGTAAGGTAGTAATCTGTACCACCTCCTGCAAACTTGCCATCGTTTGACCGCTTGCCATTTTGGGCAATCGGTAAAAAGTCCACATTTTCAATGAAGTTTGCTTTCAATGCTCTAACAGCTTTGCTTCTTTCAGAGTAAGCCAACTGCCAAACATCATCAAGGTTTACAGAAAACACTTTGTCTTGTTGGTCTAATGCCAACACGCCACGGAAGTAACGCTCAATATCTGATGGGTTACTGTCCTTTGTTAAAATCAAATTTTCGTTCATTTAGATATATTTTTGAACGTTAAACAAATGTTGGGTTGATACACGAAAATGGTGTACCGCTACCCTTTGTTCAATGCCTATATCGGAAAGCACGCACACACCATTACGATATGTGCAAGGGGCGATACACCTATATCTTTGATATGGATATATCAGTCTCGTAAGATTAAGAGCATAAAAAATGCTCCACCGAATTGACGGAAGAGCTTCCTATTTCTCTCCCGATATATTTATTGAACGCTGCAAAGATACGAAAAATATTCCTATCTGCGTGTCTTAGAAGCAACCTTTAACCAAACTTTAACATTTGGCAGTTATTAATTCTTCGATTAATTTGTTTTTGGGTATAATAAATCCCCACCTATACTTGATAGATGGGGAAACGATTATTCATCAACGGTTAATCCCTTACGTAAAGCCTTTTCTCTTAATTCTTGATAAGCTTTCTGCTTTTCGTAGGCATTGCCATTGTTATACATATTCTCTAACTCCTGTAATTCAATCATTTCTTGTCTGTGTTCTCTTTCGATGCGGTCTATTTCCTTTTTATATTCAATATAATGCCAAATGTAATCAATGGCAAATATGACCACAACAAAGGCGGCAATACCAAGAATGATTTTCTTTGTTTTGCTTAAATTTCTCATATCCGATATTATTTTAATTCACAATCCAATTTCCAAGAACATTAGAATGGAGAAAAGTCCAGTCCTTTTTCTATAAACCTTTCAACGTTAAAAAAGTACTGCCCTTTATCGCAAAGCTGATATATGATTTTTGAGCGCATTTCGTTATCACCATTTGTGATAAGCGGAAGGCAACAACAATCTTTTTATATGTTGTTCAGAAACTTATCCATTCTATCTCTATCCAGTACTATCATACATTCGTTTTTTTGGTGCATTTTTACACATAAGCAAATATATGTCCTCGTCTTGCTCGACTGCACCATACTTATTCTTAACCGCAACCCTACAATTTGCGAGGTAGATGGAATCGGAAAGTATTAAGTCTGAGGATTCTAAAACCTTTCCGTAATCAGGGTCACTCGAAATCTGTCTTTTGAGAAGTCTAGTTAAGCTGTTCAAAGAAAACTTCTTGAAGTTATCAATCTTTGCAACAGAATCCTTTTTTACCTTTGCAATAGAATCTGCTCGCAATTGTGCAGGTGTCTTTTCGGGAACTTTTGGCTTAATGCTGCAACTAGAAACAAACCACACGGCAATTAAGATTGCCATATATGCCAAAACCTTTTTCATAACTTATTCGCTTAACCGTGCTGCGTAGGGCTGTTTGATATTTATATTATTTCAAAAGATAACGCAATATGCGTAATTATATTGTGTGTAGGGCAGAAATTTTAATCTTTATTTCTGCCCATGGCGCAATCGAACAATGTGCCGATTAGCCAAATTGCTATTAAGAATGCCATAACTTAAACCTCCTCTGTATTATTGTTGTTGTTATTCAGCTCCTTGTAATACTGCTGAATCTCCTCATCAGTCATACCCTTTTCTCGCATTACACGGTAGTTTGCAGAACTACGTCTGAAATAAACCTGACTGCCATAGACTGAGCGTAGATTGTAATACGCACTTCTTACTAGTTCTTTGGTTAATACCTTGCCAGTTGAGGAATAAACACCCATCTGCTGCAACATCATAGCTGCATCAGCAAAGTTAGGTGTAGTCAATTCCGTGAAGTCATTGGTACACTTCTTAACCACATTCCATATAGCCTTGTTGCAAGGTTTCTCAGCAGCTTCTTTCTTGCGCTTTTCCGATGCAGCCTTCTGTGCATTTGACAAGTCACATTTTCTAGGTCTGCCCATTTTTTTAACGACCTTACCAGACTTTGAGATAAACTCTCCGTCTTGTGCCAATTTCTGTTTGCGTACTTCCAATGCGCTTTGTGTTCGCTCCTGTATGAGTTCACGTTCCATCTGTGCCGAGAATGAGAAAG